GGGCCTGCCGCTGCGCTGCTTGAGGCCCGTCAGAGCGTTTCTTAAGGACCAGTTTGATGCTCACCAAGAACCTGACCGTCACTCAAATGGGCGAGACCGGCAAGGGCCTCGCCATCCTCGCCCGCCTGTCCGAGATCGACCACGACGGCGACACCTACGCCAAGGGGGCCTTCAGCTGGAAGGAAGGGGGTGAGCAGTGGTGCCCGCTGATCCACCACCACGATCGCTACCAGATGCCTTTCGGCAAGGCCCGCGTCTACGAGGACGGCGATGTTGCCTATGCCGAGCTGCACCTCAATCTCGAAACGCGGGCCGGGGCGGACTGGCACAAGGCGCTGCTGTTCGATCTCGCCAAGGGCAGGCCGGTGCAGGAGTATTCCTACGGTTTCGCCGTCCTCGATGCCGATTACAACATCCAGGCGGACCAGCGCACCCGGGTGCTCAAGCGGCTCGACGTGCACGAGGTTTCGACCGTTGTGCGCGGCGCGGGGCGCGGGACGGGCACGCTGAGCATGAAGGCGCTGAAGGAGGCGGGCTTTTCTCCACTGATCGCGTCCCTGAGCGAGCTGGCCGAGGCGCTGGGCGGTGATGCCTCGAGCCTGTCGGCCACCGGGCGTAAGCAGCTCGAACAGATCCACGCCGCGCTGGGCAAGGCGCTGACGCCGCCTGCCGCTTCGCCGGCTGAGGGCCAAGGTGCCTGCGCCTCAGGGGCCGAGGCCGACGCCAAGTTCCACGCCATGATCGCCAATGAGAGGGCTCGCCACGAGACGCGCGAGGCGCGGATCAGGCTGGGCCTCTAAAACCCGGCCAGACCGGCCTCAAGCAGCAACCGCGTTAGGCGGCCCAGAATGCCTCAGGATCGCTTCAAGGCCCTCTGCCCGCCAAAAAGCGGGCGGGGGGCTTCTTATGCCCTCTTAAATCGCCGCTAGAGGGTGTTTGCGCGGTGGGGCCAGGGTGCTGGCACCAGCTGCGCCGGTGCGGCCAGCGGACCGCAAGGTTTTCGGACAGCAGCCGTTCGCCGATGCCGCCGTGTTCGGTGCCCAGCCGCGCGAGCGTGCGGCCGTAACGATCCCTGCCGGTGCGCGCGATCCGCAGCTCGCCCGCGTTGATGAGCTGGATCAGGCGATCGCGCGCGGCGCGGGCGCGGCGGCGCTCAGCCTCGCACTGGCCGGACATTTCGGGCGCGTCGATATCAGCGAGGCGGATTTTTTCGCCCTGCCACCACACCGTGTCGCCATCGACCACGCAATGGTGCCGCGGGCCGGTTTGCGGGCAGGCGGCGATCAGGGCCAGGCCGAGCAACGTGGGTGCAAGCGCTGCGATCATGCCGCCAAGGTAGCAGCCGCCGCGCCGTTTGCCGAATCGAGACTTTGCGATTAGGCACAAGCGATCCCCGCATCGCCAGCAATCCCCGCCCGCCACCAGCGGGGCGGACAGGTGTCCGGGGCGCGGGCGGCGCGTTTCTGCTCTCAATACGTCTCCACCGGTTTCAACCGGGCTGCGGCACTTTCGCCTGCGGCCCGGACCAGTGGAGAAAACGCGATGTCCGATATCAAGACCCTCCCGCTCGAAAAGGCGCAGGAAAAGATGCAGGCGCGGGCCGAAGAGCTGCGCACCATTTTCAAGCAGGCCGAGCAGCCCGACGGCAGCTACGATCACACCAAGGTCGCGCTGCCGGGGCTCGATCTCAAGAGTTCCTCTGACCTGATCGCCGAAATCAAGAAGCGCGACGCCGAGCTCGACGAGATCGGCGAGCACGTTCAGAACCTCCAGGCGGTCAAGAACGCGGCGATGAACCTTGAGGCGATGGGCAAGGTGCGCCCCGGCTTCATCCTGCCCGGCAGCCAGGGCGGGTTCGGGGGCGGCCAGCCCGCCAACGCCGACCAGTTCAAGTCGTTCGGCGCGGTGGTGACCGAAAGCAAGGCCTTCAAGGACTGGCAGGCGCGTGGCTGCCCGCAGGGCTTCGACTACGCCTTCGAGGACGTGCTCGGTTCGGATTACCTCGCCAAGACCGCGCAGTTCGAAACCATCGGCCGCAAGGCGCTGATGAGCACCACCGCCGGTTTCGCGCCGGAAAGCATCCGCCTGCCCGGCTTCGTCGAGGCGGCTACCCGCCCGATCCAGTTGCTCGACATCCTGCCGATGGGCCGCACCAGCCAGGCGGCGGTGCCCTACATGGTGGAAACCACCCGCACCCATGCCGCGGCGGAAACCGCGGAAGGCGCGGCCTATCCGGAGAGCACCTTCGCTTTCACCCAGGCGAGCGTGCCGGTGGTCAAGGTGGGCGACAGCCTGCCGGTCACCGACGAGCAGCTCGAGGACGTCGCGCTGGTCGAGAGCTACATCAACGCCCGCCTCGGCTTCGGCGTGCGCCAGCGGCTCGACAGCCAGTGCCTGACCGGCAACGGCGCCGCGCCCAACCTGCGCGGCATCCTCAACACGGTCGGCATCCAGACCGCCGCGCGCGGGACCAACACCGTGATGGACGCGCTCTACATCGCGATCGTCAACATCATGCTGACGGGCCGGGCGACCGCCACCCACATCGTGATGCACCCGCGCGATTTCCAGCGCGTGCGGCTGATGAAGACGGCCGACGGGATTTACATCTACGGCTCGCCGCTCGAAGCGGGGCCGATGCGCCTGTGGGGCCTGCCGGTGGTGCTCAACGATGCGCTGGCCGAAGGCTCCGCGCTGGTGGGCGCTTTCACGCCGGAATGGATCATGCTGTTCGAACGGCGCGGCATCGATATCCAGATGGGCTACGTGAACACCCAGTTCACCCAGGGCCTGCGCACGATGCGCGCCGACATGCGCGCCGCGCTGGCGGTGTTCCGCCCGGCCGCGTTCCACACGGTCACCGGCCTCAACGCCTAACCGTCTCTCCCGGCCGGGCAAGCTTGAGCCCGGCCGATCCCTGCGGGGCCGGTCGCCCAATCCCGTTTGACCGGCCCCGGCTTTCCCGGCCGCTTTCCTTTGAGAGCTGCCCGGCAAGCCCCTTCAGGAGAGTTCCCATGTCCGTCACCCAGTCCGGCTTCCCGCGCACCGTTGCCACCGCCGTCGTTCGCGGCGGGCCGATCGGCAACATCCCGGTCGATGGCATCCGCGCCGGCGACCAGCTGATCGCGGTCACCCAGATGACCGCCGCGCTCGCCCGCACCGATCGCTTTGCCAATGCCTCGATCCCCGCAGGCAGCGTCGGCCGGATCGCGATGGCCACCGTCGACACCACCGGCAGCTGGCTGGTGGTCACCTGGGCGCAGGCCCAGTGATCCGTTTCAACAAGGAGCCCCTGTCCATGACCCAGAACGTGATCGCCGCCCAGCAGCTGTTCCTCACCGCCGACAAGCAGGCGCTGGTTGGCGAAGGCGATGCGCGCGCGGCCTTCCTTTACGCTGCCCAAGGCGACGAAATCCCGCCGGAGATGGCCGAGAAGTTCGGCCTGGTCGGGGGCGCACTGCCCCGGCCCGCCGCTGGAAACAAGGCCGAGCGCGCCGAAAAGGCCGCCCCCGCGCCCGCGACCAAGCCCAAGCGCACGCCCGCCAACAAGGCCGCCGCCCCCGCCGAGACCAAGGACGCCTGAGCCGTGGCAACGCGCGTCCGCATCGTCACCGAAGAGGCCACCGCGATCGTGCTGATCTACCCGCGCGACAGCGATCCGGTGCCCGAGGTCCCGTTCACCGAGATCGCCCAGCTTCCGCCGCACTGCGCGCAGGAGTTCGCCCTGCCGCCCGGCTTCGATCTGCTGGTCACCGAGATGCCGCTCGCGGCGGCTGCGGGCGCTGAGAGCGCGCCCGCGCCGGTTGCCGAGCAGAAAGCCGCCTGATGAGCAACCCCGCCCTCCTCAACCGGGTCAGGCTGCGGGTGCCGAGCGATCTGCCCGACAGCGAGCTTCTGGCCATGATCGCCGGCATCGCGGCCGAGCTTGACGCGCGCTTCGGCGCGGCGGGGCCGATCAGCGTGCAGCTGGGCGATCCGGCCGATCCGGCCTCGCGCTTCAACACCACCCTGCGCCTGCTGCGCCCGGCCGACACCGCGCAGCCGATCAGCGTGACCGAGATCGACCCGGGCAACTCCGGCCTTGCCGGTCACGAAACCGTGCTCGCCTCCGCCGATTTCCGGGTGCTGCACGGCGGGCGCACGCTCCAGCGGCTGACCGGCGGGCCGAATGCGCGCGACCACTGGGCCCCGCTGGTGCGGGTCGATTACACGCCCGTCGGCCTCGCGGCGGCGCGCGACGAGGTGACGATCAAGCTGATCGCGCTCGATCTGAGCTATCGCGGCGCGCTGCGCAGCGAGCGGGCGGGCGATTACCAGATGACGCTGTCGGGCGACATTGCCGCCGATCGCGAGGCGATCCTGCAGGCGCTGGAAGACCGGCGCGGGATGGTGATGGCGTGAGCTGGCTCGAAGGCCTTTATCTCGTGGTGTCTCTGGCGCTGGGTGCCGGCATGTTCGCCGTGTCCGGCGACGCGCCGTTCCGGGCGCGCCTGGGCGGGGCCGCGCTGGTCGTCGTCTTCTGGCTGCCCGCGCTGATCCTGTTTGCGCTGATGATGGCGATCGACGGGATCGTCGCGCTGATCCGCCGGGCGCGCGGCGCATGATCGCGGGCCGCCTCACCATGCTCGCGCGGGTCGTGCGCAACACCGCCACCGCCCAAGACAGCTGGGGCGGCGCGGCTGCGCCCGTCTTCACCGAGCTGCACCCGGCGCTGGCGTGCTTCGTCTATTCGCCCGCCGCGCGCGAGCTGCGCGACGGGATGAAGACCGCCCAGATCGAGGATTTGCGGATCATGATCGCGCTGGGCGCGGACCTTGCGCCGGGCGACGAAATCACCGGGGTGGTTGATCGGAACGGCCGCACGATCATCGCCGGCCGCCTCAGGGTCGAGGGGCCGGTGCAGTTCAAGCACACCCACCGCGAAGCCGCGCTGCTGAGGATCGGGTAATGGTGCTGCTTGTCGCACCTGCCGCTGCGCTGCCCGAGGTGGTGCGGCCATGACCTCGCAATCCCTGCGCTGGGACGGCGCGGCGATCACCCGCCGGATGCGCGAGGCGCAGAAGCTCGGCATCAACGCCACGATGTCCGAGGCGGCCCAGCACGCACGGAACAATCACACCTGGCAGAACCGCCAGGGCAGGCTCGAAGCGTCGATCAACATTGTCGAGCCTGCCCGCGAGGATGCGGCCGGGGTGGTCGGCACCTGGGGCAGCACCGATGTCCGCTACGCGCTGATCCACGAGCTGGGCGGCGTGATCGTGCCGGTGCGGGCCAGGGCGCTCAAGATCCCGCAGCCCGACGGCACCTTCCGCTTCGTCAAGAGCGTGCGCATCCCCGCGCGCCCCTACCTGCGCCCGGCCGCCGACGCGATCTATCCCAAGCTCGCGGGCAAAATCCGCGCGGCCTTTGAACGCGCCTCAGGCGCTTCTCAGGGAGGTCCGAGTGATGCCTGAGATGGCCGATCTTGAAGGCGGGTTGGTCGCGTTCCTGAAGGCCGACGCCTTTGTCGCGGCGATGGTCGAAGGGCGCGGCTTCGGCGGCGAGCTCCCCGCGCGCGAGGCCGCTTCCATGCCGCTCCACGCCTTCGTGGTGAAGGCTTCGGGCGGCGTTTCGCTGACCGGCGAGAGCTACGTCGAGCACGATACGCAGCGGGTCGATGTCTTCGCCTTCGGTCCTACCCCGCGCGAGGCGACCCGCCTGATGGGCGCCATCTTCTACGCTCTTCGGTCCCTACGCCGTTCGATCCATGCCGGGTGCCTGATCCACTGGGCTAATCCCGCCAGCGGCCGCCTGTCTGGCCGCGAACCCGACACCGAGTGGCCCCGCCAGTTCCAGTCCTTCCAGGTCATGCACGGCCTGCTGAAAATCGAGGAGTAACCAGCAATGACCCCCTTTGAAATCATCGGTGCCCCGCTCACCCTCTGGGTTGCCCCGGTTGGCACCGCATTTCCGACCATCGCCGCTGCCCCCGGCGTGGGCTGGACCCGCATCGGCAGCAACGGCGATCGCAGCTACGAGAACGGCGGGATCACCGTCACGCACAGCAAGGCTTACGACAAGGTCCGCACGGCCGGATCGAGCGGTCCGGTCAAGGCCTTCCTCTCGGAAGAGGACCTGATGTTCGGCGTCACCCTGCTCGACCTCACGCTCGAGCAGTACCAGCTCGCGCTCAATGGCAACACCGTCACCACCGTGGCGCCGGCCTCCGGACAGCCAGGCACCAAGCGCATCGGCCTCTCCGAGGATGTCGGCGTGACCCGCGAGTATGCCCTGCTCGCGCGCGGCCTGTCTCCCTACAACGAGGCTCTGGCCATGCAGTACTGTATCCCGCGGTGCTTCCAGTCGGGTGCGCCGGCGCCGGTCTTCCGGAAGGGCGGCACGGGCGCGGCGCTTGCGTTGCAGTTCGAGGCACTCGAGCATCTGGCCGCCACGAACGCGCAGGAGCGCTTCGGCTACATCCTCGCCGCGCACCTGCCGGCGGTCTGATCGGAGGACGGTCATGACCGAGCCAACCAACAAGCCCCTGCTCGATCTCGATACGTTCGTCGCGCGGCCCTTCATCGCCATCGACGGTGTGCGGGTGGATATCCTCAACCCGGAGGAGCTGAGCGTCATCGAAAGTCACCGTTTCGGCGTGTGGGGGCGACGGCTCGATGAGCTCACCTCCCAGTCCGGCAAGGATGCCGAGCAGGAGCTCGAGCAGCTGGTCGCTACGGTTGCCCGCAAGATCTGTGTCGGTATCTCCGATGAGCTGTTCGCCAAGCTGCCGGGCACGCAGCGATGGGCGATCATCGACCTTTTTACCGCGCTCCGGCTGCGATCGACGCTGAAGGTGGCCGGAGCGATGACAGCAGCGACCGGGACGATCCCCGGCTTGACTGGGGCGAGCTCGTCCCCCGGCTCCAGCGGTTTTACGGCGGCCGGGCGCAGGACTGGCTGGAGGCGGTTCCTGCCGCGCTGGTGAGGGCCTATGTGCGGATGATCCCTCGTCTCGAAGCCGGAGAGATGCTGGCCGCCATCCGTGTCGACCAGCTCGCGCAGCCAGTAAGCGGCAGCGACGAGATCGAGGCGCAGGCCGCGCTCGAGGAGCGCCAGCAGCAGCTCGATGCGCTGCGCAGCAAGGCTGCGGGTGAAGCGCCGCCGCCGCCGCCGGCACCGGTGAAGGCCGATCCGTCCGATCTGGCTGGCATGGGCATCGGCATCGCGAATGCCGGCGATCTGCCCGCTATCGATAACCTCGAGGAGTGGCTGGGCAATGTCTGAAAGGCTGGGCGAAGCGCTCCTCGATCTACGCACCAACGATGCGGGCTTCTCCAGCGGTGTGGAGCAGGCCAAGGGCAAGGCCGAGCAGCTCGGCGCGCAGCTGGACCGGACCAAGGGCAGTTCGTCCCAGCTCGCCGCCGAAATGGTCACCACCGGGCGCAGCGCGGCGCAGATGGGGACGGGCTTCGAACAGGCCGGGCAGCGCGTCATCCAGTCGGCCGGGGCGCAGCGGCAGGGGATGCAGCAGCTCAGCTTCCAGCTCGGCGACATCGCCACGATGTATTCGCTGGGCGCGCGGCCGACCCAGATCTTCGCCAGCCAGATCGGGCAGGTGACCCAGGCGGTGCAGATGATGAGCGGCGGGACCAGCAGGTTCGCGGCGTTCCTGGGCGGCCCCTGGGGGATCGCGCTCACCGCCGCGACGATCGTGCTCGCCCCGTTTGTCGGCAGGCTGTTCGAGGCCGAGGATGCGCTCAAATCGGTCGCGTTCGCATCGGACAAGCTGGGCGATGCGCAGGCGATCCTGGGCGGGGTGATCGATCGCACAACCGGGCAGATCAACACCCAGTCGGCCGCGCTGCTGGCGCTGGCCCGGGCGCAGGCGGCGGCGGGGATGGTGGGGGCGATGCAGCGCCAGGCGGCGGCGCGCGGCGAGCTGCAATCGATCAGCCAGGGCGGGTTCGGCGATCTGCGGCTTGAAGGGACGATGGGGGGCGGCCTCAGCATCAGCCGCGCCGACAACGGCCAGCGCATCGTCGAGCTGTTCCGCAGCGGCCGGCTGACCGCGCCTGCCGCCGAGGCCCAGCTGCGCGCCCGGATGGACGCGGGCACGCTGTCGCAGGATGCCTATTTCCGCGCCGCCCAGGCGATCACCAGTTTCGCAGTCGAGGGCGAGAACGTGCGGCTGTTCCAGGACGCGCAGGCCGCGCTCAACGGCGACGAAGCGGCGGCGCGATCGATCTTCGGTCCGCAGCGGACGCGCAGGGCTCGCCAGGCGCGCGGCCCGCGCGAGCGCTCGGAGGACAAGAAACAGGCTGACTTCGAGGACCAGAGCTTCAACCTCGAGCGCCAGAGCCTGCAAGCGCAGATCCAGCTCGCCACCGGGGCCGAGGAGCGCGCCGCAATCCAGCAGCAGCTGCTCGATCTCGAGCGCGAGCAGCGTATCGCCGAGGTCGAGGGCAGCGATCTCGGCCGTCAACGCAAGGATGCGCTGATCGCCCAGATCGAGGCGCTGCTCGGCATCGCGCCGCTGGTCGATGCGCAGGGCAATCTCATCCTTTCGGCCAACAAGGGGATCGAGGGCCAGATCATCGCGCGCGAGCGGATGATGCAGATCGAGCGCGAGGCCGAGCTGCTCGCGCAGGAACAGTTCAACGCGCAGGCCGAGGCGCTGCGGATGCAGCTCGCTCTCGCCGACACCGAGGCCGAGCGCAAGGCGATCGCGCTGCGGCTGCTGGAGGCCGAGGACGCGCACCTGCGCGCGCGGCTCGATGCGGTGATCCTGTCCGAAACCGCCAACGAGGCCGAGC